CTCATCATATTGAAAATATCTAAGTTCCATTAAACAAATTTAATTGTGTTGTTGTATTATGACTAGCATCATAACGTTTATTATCTCCTTTTGGGTAAGGTTCTATATTGTAACTTAATAAATTTATCAATCTTTTCTTAAGTCGTTTACTAGCTAATATCATTATATATCTATGCTTTCTTGATCTTGGTATTCTTTCAAACCTCTCAGGGTGTGCATACATATAATCTACACTAAAACTACCACCTAAAGTTCTACTATGTTTATTAGTACCTTTTTCTTTCCAATCCCAATTGTTCTTTGTTAACCCAGTGTATATCCAATTAGTTGCTTGATATATATAACCTTGATGATTTTGGTCTGTATCAGCATATGAAACGACAATCATTGGTTGTGGTAACTTATAAAAAGTGTGTGCTACAAAATATGATAAAGTGTTCTTAGGTAAGTTATCATTTACTACTAACCTATTTAACTCTAATACATTGTTTTTATATTTCTTACCACAAACATTTTCACACAACTCTTTCGATATAGGATTACCATATGTACAAACTCCTATCAGCTCATCACCATCATATAATCCAAAAGAATATCTAATGCTTGGAATACGCTTTGCATAATGTTTATACTTAAACCATTCCTTAGTTTGTTCTTTAGGAATTGATCTGATTATAAATTTTTCTATTTGTGACATTTTTATATATTTGCAAATACGTAGTCGTAAATCTACGAAAAAAGTTACAAACTTCAATAGAGATATTGTTGGTTCAGGTAAATATTGAAATTTCTTTTTCTCTAGGGGAACTTTTTCTTTTCTTTCTTTTACCCTTTTCTTTCTTTTCTTTTATTTCAATAACTTACGTATTATCTCTTTGTAATACATATATTCATTTAATGCTATTGTTTTAGCAAAAACACATTCATAATCTTCTATTTCTTCTTCATATTTAATTGTGGCTTTGACATTATTCAGATCAATTCCATTTATTAAATCATTCCACAATTGACAATAAATATCAAATTGTCTATTATTCATCTCTTTATACCTTGACCTCTATACTTCTTTTTATAACCTACTTGATTCTTAGATGCGTTCTTAGAATGAACGCCAGGTCGCTTTTTCTTTTTTGGTGGAATGTAAATTGATACTTTAGCTTTTCTTGGCATTATTTACTTATAGATTTAAACTTCTCTGCTCCTCTTGAACCAAAGTATGCTACATAAACTGTGATTAAAAGAGATTTAAGAAGATCAATCCAACCATTGTCAACACTAAAATCTAACCCACTCGAATCAACAAATATTAATAACACCATAGATATAGTTAAAAATATTAACGCCATAGGTCTCGTGTTTTTACTTAGCCAAGAATCTGATTGCATATCACTAGACCACCTTTTTGATACTTCTTGCATCTCAATAGTGTCTTGATTAAGCAATGCTAATGCTTTTTCTTTATCTTCTTGTGGTAAAGTTTCATCTTTACTAATTAAGTTCTTTACAACGCCAAATACTCCATTGTCTGGTAATACATCACCTAATGAATCTATTATAGATGATCCAGCACCTTTAAGAAACTTACCTACTTTAGTGTCTTTTAGTTTTTTCTTACTCATATTACCATATATTTACTTTTACCATTTTCTTTATATGCTTTTAAACATCTACCTCTATTTTCATCTTTACTAACATATGAAACGTGAACCCAATTTGGATTGTTGTCATCACCAAATTCCCATATTAATTGGTCGAAATCCAGGTTAGCTTTAATATACTCAAACATTTCAGAATTAGTTTTATGACCAAAAGTATCATCTATATCAATTGCTCTACCTTGACAATGTTGAGATTTTGTACTACCACCAATTGCTTTATTCAGCTCGTCAGATCTAAACATAGAATTAATCTTGATAGCACCACCTACCCAATCTCTTAAAGGTTCAAATATATTTGTTGCGACTCCAACCATATTTGTTATTTGATAATCACTTGGAGTGTTATCAATGTTCAATCGTAAACTAGTATTAGAATATATAGCTTCTTTATAACTAATATGTTTACTTATACGATCCATTTACTACATTTTTATTTTCTTCAACCAAGCGTTCCACTTAGCTGATACATAATGATTGAACGTTTCAAATTGATTCGCTAACCATCTTAGTATTCTTACCATAATTTATTTTTTTTCTAAAAGTTGTATTATTTTAATAATTGTATAAACCAACGTTGCAATTATTAAGAGTGCTTGTAATACTTCGTTTATTTGTGATATTGTAATTACGTAAACAGCAACTCCTAATATTGTTGGTTCAAATCCCCACATTATTCCTTGTGTTTATTTATGATAGCTTGTATGCTATCTAATCTTACGCTTATAATCATTGTTAAACCAGCTTCAAATTTAGCTATTGGTGTACCATTTTTGTATATCATTATAGTAGGTACAGACTTAATAGACTTTTTAATATTGTCTTTTTGATCTTCAACATTTGCATATTGAACTTTAGTGCTTTTTAACCTATCAAGTCCTCTATACGAATTTTCACTATTCCATTTGTAATTAAAATGAACTGTAGTTATATCTTGACCATAACTAAACATACTAAACAATAATGCTAATATTAATATTCTCATTCTTTAATAATTATTTCATATAACTTTTCATCTATCTTGTCTAACTTTTCTGAATTAGCATCTACTTTTTCTTCAGTAGATATAATCGTTTCTCTAATTAGTTGATCTTTCAGATCATACTCTGTTCTTGACACCTCTGGTTCAGGTAATTCTTTTGCTAATTCTATGTCAGCTTGAAGCGAATACCACATACCAACTATTGTAACGACTACTGCTCCTAATGTAATTAAGTTCTCAACGCTAATGTTAAATTTCTTTTTTTTTATTTCTTCTAAATCTAGTTCTGCCATAATTTTACCATTTTCCTGCTGGACAATATGAAGCTATATCAAGTGCTTTTGTTGCTAAAACACAACCACACCCACTAACTACATTATTAGTTTTTAAATTAATTGTTCTTTTTGTTGGATCACAAATACCTACACTTCTAATTGTGCAATCATTACAAATACTTAATCTTTGTGTAGCCATACTTTTAGTTGCTTTATCTAATAAGCCAAACTTATCTTTAATAAAATTTGCCCAACCATTTATTATATTATTTATCATCTTATCCTGGTCTATTTACTGTATATGTATAATTAAAACTAACATTAACACCACAACCACTATAAGCACCTCCTGGACAACCAGATGTATGGAATCCTTCTGAACCATTAGAGTTAGCTGTGAATGGTGAAGCACTATAACTATAACTACTACTTAAATACCACGGCATAGCAGTTTGATTATACCTTTGACCATTTGAGTTACCATCACCACAACAAGCTGCAGATACCATATTTCCATTCATAGAAACAGTACCCCTAGAATTTACGTGGTCTGTATTAGCACTTCCATTATTTAACCTATAATCTGGAAAAAATGCAACAACTTTACTTGTAGCACATAAACTACCATTTTGATTACCACTTGTTCCAAAACTCATACCACTATTTGTACAACTATTGTCAGTTTGCCAACCTAATTGTGCGTGTAAATATTGACCATAACCAGCTCTAGTTGGTGAATATTGCATAGCCCCTGTATGTAAATTACCTACATTTCTCGGACCATTATTTGTTGAATGACCTGTATATGAATTTAATGAACTTGTAGAACTTGATTTTGTTGAACCTCTTGTTTCACCTACTGCATTTATAGCATAAGCTGTTGTATAATAAGTTGTTGATGCTGATAAACTACCATTTGTTCTATTGTATGAACCAGTACCACTACCTGATGTAAATTTTCCATTACTTGCATAATTAGAACTTGTACCAAAATAAAATCCTCTCTCTGTTACTGTAGCACCACCATCAGATGTAACATTACCATTACTTCTTATACTATTATATGATATATTACTATTGTTATCAGTTGTTACACTAGGTGCTGAAGCATTTGATGTGTTTTGAGTAATTGTAGAACCCCTACCCTCTCCTATTGAGTTAGTTGCGTAAGCTGTTATGTAATAAGTTGAATTATATGTAAGTCCAGTTTTTGCTAATGTAAAAGTTCCTGTACCACTACCACCAACACTAGTTTTTGTATTTTGTGTATAATCAGAATTAGTTCCAACATAAAAACCTCTATCAGTTATACTAGCACCATTGTCAGCGGTTGCATTACCATTTGCTGTGAAACTAGAAGCTGTAACACTTGTCGCTGCACTAGTAGTTACGCTTGGTGCAGATACACTAGAATAACCATAAAATTCAGACATAGTGTCTGGTTCTGTAAATCCAGCACTATTAGAAAGTGTTCCTAATGAAACATCTGTTCCACTTGCACTTCCATCAACCTCTGCTGCTATGTCAGCTCTTAATCTTAAAGCCCCTGAACTTGGTACTGGCATAATTATTTATTTTTTTATATTAAACACTTTCCATTGTTTCAAATGGCTCAAATGATTTTAGATGACTATATGCAAATTCTACAATAGTTTGTGATGTAAATTCTTCACTATCTAAATGTATATCAACCATAGGTGTCCAATCAGTAAGATATAATGGTGTGTCATTATTGTCTTTTGATTCTTTTGATTCAAAAACTTTATACATAATACTTAAATACCAAATTTTATCATCTTTAGAATGATTGTGTTGAGTAAATCCACAAGATTGAATAATTAAATAAACATCTTCAAACGATTTTTCTTCATCTAAATATCTTTCCATTACTGGTTGTTCTATTTGTATTGTAGTACCTCTACTTTCGTAATGTGGGTGTTCTTCGTCTATTTGTTCAGGTATATCAACATCAACCATTTCTGTACCATTTTCTCTAAATAACCAAAAATTTATATCTCCTTGTAATGCCATAGTTAATCTTTTTTACAATTATTACATTCATCTAATTTATCAGATAATTCTTTTACTGATTCAATTAATAATCCAATTAGACCATTATAGTCTACAGTTTTAAATGTATCAGATCCATCTAAAGTATTTTGTGTTTTAATTAATGATGGCATTACCTTTTCTACATCTTGTGCAATTATACCACCACTTGCTTTTCCATTTGATTTATAATTAAATGTTACACCTTTTAACTCTTTTACCTTTTCTAATGCACCATCAATAGTTTCTACATTATCTTTTAATTTCTCATCAGAAGATATTACTGTAGAATAAGCAACAACATCACCCTCTACTTGTAAAGTTCCACTATCTTGTAATCTCATATCTTCGCTTCCATCTAAGAAAAAGTTAATTTGATCTGATTGAACATTAATGTAATCATTTGTATCTAATCCAATTTGTGAAACTAAACCTCTTGAATCTAGTGACGCACCATAACTAACTGTATTTCCCATACCACTATGAGCTGTACAATAAGTATATAATGTTGGTGTGTCTTGCTCTGTTGTTATTTGTGTATATGCACCTGCGTTACCTGGAGTACCAACAGCTGTTACATTAGTTGAATATGCTGATCCCCCACTATGAGTACCATTTGATGTTGTACTAAATCTTAATGGGTGACCACTATTAGTACCAGCACTTTGATCGAATCTATATGTTTGACCTTTAGATAATGTTATTACTTGATTTGCACCATCATAATAATATTTATTCCCTGAACCAGGATTTACAACCGTAACTATTATATCTGTATATATAACATCAGTTGTATCATTAATTTTTATATCAGCTAAATTTGTTAAGGCAATAGTATCATTTGCAACTTTTGTACCAGTCACAGCGCCACTACCAATTGTCGCAGTACCACCACTAACACTAACGTCACCACTTAATGCTAACGTAGAACCATTACCAAATAGCGTATATACTTCATTGAAGTTTGAGTTTGTTGATTGCATTGCGGTTCTTAATGGATCACCTGTTCCATCATTCGCATTAGTACCAACGTCTATAATTGTTTTTGCCATTGCTTAATTTTTAATATATTGTTTTATCTACTGTTATACTTGTATCATCAACTAATTCTAAAGTTGTATCAACTCGTAAAAAAGAACCATCTGCATCGAATGGGTATATTGCACCCCAACCATTTGTCTCATTTGTATTACCAAAAAAACTACTTTCGTAAATTGATCCAAATGCCATCTTTTATCTTTTTAATATAACTCATTAATTTAATTTCGTTCTGCTTTTTAGTCTTGTTGTTATATTTAATATACTCTCCTCTTTTCATTATAACACCCAACCTGTTAAGTTTTGATCTCTCTCAGGGTACATACCACCATCTTGATTAGCTGTATATAAAGGGTATTTTTCACTATTTTCATTCATATACCCTAAAAATCGTTGAGTATAAAACTCTGCTTTTTGTTTTGCATCATCAGCTAGACTATCAATTTCTTTTAATGAAGCACTATCTGAATTATCAGATCTATGTTTATAGATTCCACCATTAGAAATTTGAAAAGCTATGTATGGAATTAGAGTTGCTTGAGAATACCAAACTAACATAGGTTTTAAATAATCATCAACTAAAGTTGTATTATCAGTAGTTAATGAGTTATTAATTACCTCAAATTGTAATCTATCATATAATTTTGTTCCAAGTTGTGTTTGTATATAAGTGTCTTGTGCTACTTCTACAAATTGTATTAACTTATCTTGATCTACATTTCCATCAATTATAGACTTCCTTTTTAACTCTTTTAATGTTATAAATAGTGCTTTCATTATTTATTATAATTTGGGTGATGACCTTGATTCGGCATATCTTTTGGTGCTATTGCATATTCTTTAGGATTTGTTGGTTCTTTAAATCCATCTTCTTTTGCTTTACCAATTGAAACTTTATCTCCTTGTTTAACTTTCTTTTTGTATACGTTTAACATAAATTTGTGTTGGCAATTAACACCCCCTTTATATTTAAATAAACTATATCTTTGACCTTTATGACCTAATTCTTTATTAAGTCCTCTAAAAGACATCATACTAATATCTTCTTTTCTAAACACAATATTTTGTTCAGCTAAATTTTCCATACTAATACAAAACTTTCTACTATTTATAGATTTTTTTATTGGTGTGTATGAATATCTAACTTTAAAAGTTGCGTTATCTTGATATGATTCTTTATTAGGATTAGCATCGGATTTACTAGCTTGACTAGAAAAAGTGTCTAAATCAAATTCTTTATCAGAATCTTCAACTACTTCTTGATGAACTAACTCCCATTGACTTTCATCTATTTTTTCTCCTAATGTTTCAAGCTGACTCATTAAGTCATCTGCTTCATCATCATTCAGATCTAACTTAACCTCACTAGACAACTTTTCTCCAGTTTCTTCCTCTCTTTTTATCTTAGTTGCTATATTATCTAACTCAGTAAATTCAATAGGTTGTAACGTTACAAAATATAAGTTTAGATATATTTCATTAAAAGCTAAAATAGACTTAAGAGAGTCTATTAAAAGTGCTTGAAATGGTCTAATAACGATGTTGTCCATTAATATAGAAGCTGTTCTTAATTCTTCTGCATTATTACCAAAACCAGTATTATCTTTTATACCTAATAATATAGGAGAAACAACACCGTGACCAATCATTATCTTTTCCCTCGATTCCTTTGCTAAGAAATCATATTGTGCGTGTGCGTCTGGTAGGTTTATTGGTTCTACTGATGCTTGTGTTTCTGCATCTTCGTTAAATGCTAATATAAATCTACCTGCATTTGATGATCCACTAAACTTGTCATATATCTTTCTTTCTATAATTTCTTGTGCTTCATCACCAGGGACACCATTGTTAAAATTCAATAACATAGATGGCTGTAATCCATTTTTAATATTTTGAATATGATAATTTGATACTTCTTCCTCAAGATTACAATATTGTAAACAACCTTGATAATCTACAGGAGAATAATAATAGAAACCAGGTCTATATGGTTTTACACAATATATTTCAATTAATTCTTTTTTATTACCAAACCCAAATGCTGGAATTCTTTTTGGTTTATCGTTTGGTTTTATTTCACTCCATTTTGGGTGATAATAATAACCTTTAATTTTACCATCTTTTGCTTTCTCAGCTCTTAATGTTTCAGTAGGAAAATGATATATTCCATTGATCTGACTTTTCTTTTTGTCATAAGTAACTTGAATAGACGCTTGACCTAAAAGTTTCAAATCATTTACTATTCTTTTTAATTGGTCTGGTTGTAATATAGATTGCATCTTACCAAACATCTCTGCTTTTTCTTGAGAATCAGTTGCATCTAATCCTCTACCATAAATCATATCTACAATACCATTTACACATCTAGAGTTAGTTGCACTACCTAAATATCTTTCTATAATCTCATCAAAGTATTGGTTGTTTTCACCATACTCTACCCAATTATGTCTTTTGTTTTCAATTACTTTAGGTATTTCATACCCACCTAAATTTATTATCTTTAAATTTTTACTCATACTACTATATATTTCTGTTCAGTTGTTTCAGAATCGAACTCATTATATTTTCCTTGATTAAGAGTATGACTTGTAGTGTAATCTACTTGACTACTAGCATATGCTTTACCTCTATATATTAAAGTTGTTCCTTGTTTTATTTCAAATGAATAATTTCCATCTTCAGCTAATATACTAAACGCACAAGACATATTTAAGAAATTACCATTAGAAGATAGTGTACTTGTTTGATTAGACAATGTTTGATTTTTTTTAGTTCCATCTTCTACAATCTTTAATGTCAAATTACTAGCTACAATATATGATCTTGGTATTATGCTAATAGTTTGAGCATTTGTATTTGGCAATAATGTTGTCATAAGTATATAACTAAATATCTTATATATTGTTCCAAAAAAAAAGAGGATCAAATTGATCCCCTCTTTCGTATTAAGAAAAAAACACTCTATTAAGAGTTTGATCCTACTGTTCTAGTTATTGTACCACTTAACCCAGCGAAATCAGTTGAGTTAAACACAAATTGACCAGCAGTATGTGCCATAAACACAGCTGGTAAAGTTTCTTGCGCTGTGAAAGTAAGTGTATAACCACTCAAATCTCCCATTGCAGCACCAGTAACTATTGTACCACCACTAACATCAGCACCATTAACTAATCCCATCATCATAAAGTTACCATTGTAATCTTCAACAGCAATATGTGGTCTACCATAAGCCATTAATTTTAACTCTTTGTTATCAGCTTTAGATAACTTTTTAAGTGTTAAGTTTAATGTTTGCTCATAGAATGTAGTACCATTTTCTCTTGAAGAGTTTACAGTTTGTTCTAATGATGAATTACCTTTTACTTCATAAACAAAATAAGTTAATGCACCAGCATTACCGGTCATATTAGTTATTTCGTCATTAGTAACAGTCACAGTTCCTAGTTTGCTAAAGTCAACGAAATAAACATTTTTTATTCCACCAACGACATCTTTACAAGGTTCTTTTCTTCCAAGTGTTAAATCACAAGCCATAATTATTATTTTTATAAAAAAAGGTAGGTAAGATTAACTCGCCCACCTTTCTTTGAGTTATACAATCTATTTATTAAGAGTAAAGAACGATGTCAGATCCTATTGCGTGTTGAATACCTGCAGTGAATCTCATTACTACTCTTACATTTTGACTTCCATCAATATCTGCCATATCAATTACTTTTACTTCGTTTTGATCGTTTAATAGACCAGTTCCAAAGAATAAGTTTGATTTTTCAGCAGCTACAGCTGTGTTGTCTGCTAGCCCTGAAGCCATTACCATATTGATACCATCAAATGTTAATGCACCACCATTGAACCATTGAGTACCTTTATTGTCAGTACCAGAAGCACCTACGTTAGTTGCAAAACCACCTAATGCTCTTACATATGCTCTATAAATGTTGTTTGATACATAAACAAACAAGTCCTCAGATCCATATACTGCGCTTGGAATTGCATCAGCAATCTTACCAAGTTCTGTAATTACGTTTCCAGCAGTTACTGCACCAGCAGCAACGTCATTTACGTCAGCATCAGCTAATAATGTAGTTTTGAATCCATCAAATGAACCAGCATTAGCATTTGTACCATTCCAAATGTTTTGTTCCATTTTTTGTGCTACCTTATCTGCTACGTGAGCAATTAAGAATTGAGAAAAAGATGGTGGAAGATTGTCAAATGCAGAATATCCCATTTGTACAGCTTCCCAATCTGCTCTAAAGTCTTTCTTACATAATTGTAAGTTAACTTGAAACTCTTCTGGAGTTAATATTCTCTCAGTTAGAGTTAGTGTCGAAGTTGCGTCAAAGTCACAAGTAGCATCTTTTACGATGTCATCTGTTGCAACTTTTTTCATTACTTCTTTAAATTTGATATTTGGCTTAATAGTTATATTACCCTCAGCCAAAGTTTTACCAGATAATAACGCTGCGGAAATGTATTTCCCTGCGAATTCACCTGAATAAGTAGTTGTTAAATTATTTGTTGTCGCCATTTTTTACGATTTAAAATTGATTAATATTAGATTATGATTCTGATGCCCATACACCATCACCACCAGTTAGATACCAGTCTGTTAATGCGACTGCTTTGATTGTACACCAATCACCTTTATTTGCTGTTGCTTTAGTGTTGATCCAATCTTTGTTGTCTACACCACCAGATTGTATCGCAGCAACTGTACCGTGAATTGCATCACTTGCAGCTGGACTTAAAGTAATAATATTATTACCATCAGCACCAGAATTACGAAACGTAAATTCCATTCCGATATTGTTTGCGTCAATAGTTGGTAGAGTCAATACAATTGCATCAGTTGCAATGTTAAACTCAGTACCAGCTTGATTTGCGTTTATATCTTGAGTAGTAGTCAAAGTTTCTTGTTTTGACCTTGCTCTCAATACGCTATTTGAAGTTGTTATTGTCGTTGACATATTTAAAATTTTGAATTAATTATTAGATATTGCGTTTAATACTCTTGAGTAAGTAGTGTTAGTATTTGCATTAGTTGCATATCTTACACCTAGTTTTTCACTTACTTCATTCTCTGGAGAATGTGCTAGTGGTTCAGTCATCTCAACATCTTTTTGGTCACTTGATAGTTCTTGTGGAACATCAGGACTTGTTTCATATGTTGCTTCAACCATACCTCTAAGTTTCTCAACCATAGCTTTAATCTCTGCAACTTCCTCTATTGTTGCATATTGTGGAGATTTTTCCTCAACAATTTCTTCTTGAGTATCTTCCATAGGATCTTCAGCTAGTACCTCTTCTGCAGAATAAGACACTTGTCTAATGTCATCTTCTTGCTTAGGAGTTTCTTTTGTAGCTTCATTAGCTACTTTTTTGGATTCTACCTTTTTTGTTTTAGATAGATCATCTTCTTTTAAATCAACTTTGTTTTCAATTGTAGATTCCTCTACTTTTTCTACTTCCGTTGATGATAAAAGAACATCTTTTAGTTTATTAACTATTTCACTTGCTCTCATAAGATTACGAATTTATAGTATAACTTAACTATATATTATTGTTTGGATTTCAAACTTTACCTATTCCTTGTGCTTCTAATGTTCCATCACAACATTTAGTAGAATAAGTACGACCATCTGGACATAAACAACCTCTTGCAGAACTTTTAGGTGAACTATGACTTAATGTAGCATCTTTTTTTCTTTTAGTATAATGCATAGTATTATTTTTTTGGAACACAATTAGGAACTGGTCTACCATTCTTTTGTTTCATTCCTATTTGCTCATACCCCTCTTGACAAGGATCATCATCGAGATTGTGTTCCTCACAAGGCATATACCAAACATCTCCCTCGTATTCGTGTGTATGATACCCTGAACAACCCATATCTTCTGCTGCTTTCTCTGCTTCTTCTTGCGTTGAGTAACCAGCTCTACCATCTATAATAGTAGATGATGCTTCAATTGCATCAAGACCTTTTAATTTAGAAGTAGTCCAATTTAACATTGATTTACCACCCCATAATAAATATGATATTGTTCCACACGCTTCATTATTACCAGCGTCATAATATGCACTTGCTCTTGAAAGATAAGAGTATATACGTTTAAGAGTAGACAATGTAAACTTTTCCCCTCTAGCTAATTGTTGCGCTCTCACTTTACCAACTTGAGTTGCACATTTATTGTTTACTTTTTTATTCAGATCAATTGCTCTTTTAGCATTGTTTCTAGCTGATTGGGGGTAACCACCATAACTTTCTAATTCAACATTATCTTCTAAAGATTCTAATGCTTCTAATAATTCATATTGAGCATTTAATTCACTTAGACAACTATCACACGCTTTTTCTTCAATACTTTCTTTTGGTCTTTCCATTTTATCTGCAAAGAAACCCTCTATGGAAAAACCTTTAACTTCCTCATTTTTT